GATTTGTGCCTGATTTTATCAGTCAAACAGGAACCACAAGAGTCACTTTAAATTTAAAAAATTATCCTAATAGTTCACAGGCTAGTTCACCTCTTGGACCATTTGATATTACTTCATCTACAACTAAAATAGATACACGAGCAAGAGCTAGAGCGATTGCATTAAAAATACAAAACACAACAACTAGTCAAAGTTGGAAGTTAGGAACTTTCAGATTAGACACACAACCAGATGGAAGAAGATAATGCCCCTAAATAAAAAAGGTAAAAAGATAATGAGTTCTATGAAAAAACAATATGGTAAGAAACGTGGTGAGCAAGTTTTTTATGCATCGTTAAATAAGAAAAAAATTAAGGGAGTTAAAAAGAAATAATGGCAAAGATAGCACAAGTAATTACTAGACCTTCTCAACAGTATGATTATACGATAGCTGAAGCGCAAACAAGAGATCTTGATGCGATTGTAGAAAAACTTAATTCTACATATCAAGAAGAAATAAAAGAGGAGATAGAAGCATTTAACTTCTTTATTAATTAATGGCAAATCAATTTAAATTTGTAGGTGTAGATGATAGCACAAGTGGAAGTGCATTAAGTCCTCTAGGATCTGGTAATCCTTTAGTTAGTGAAACTTATGTTATTAAATCTATATTAGTAACATCTGCAGGTACACCAACGGTCACAGTTACAAATAATAGTATTACAGCTATAAAGTCAGCTGCTTTGACAGCAAATGTTACAACAGAATTATTAACTAATCCGTTAGTGGTAGAGGGTGGAAAAACCTTTACAATATTATCAAGCACTACAGATTCATTTGACGTGGCAATTAGCTACTTAAACATTAAGAAAGAGGTAACAGCATAATGATTGAGATACAACCAGATAAAATAATAGAAAAGATAACTAATAAAAAAACAGGGGAAATATATAAAAACGATCAAGAATGGAAAGATAAGGGTATATCTCCAGAGGATGTTAGAAGAGATGTAACTGTTCTTATGCCAAGCCTTGATTTATTTCCTAAAACAAAATAGAATAGATAAATGGCCATAACTAGATCACAAATAGCAAGACAACTCATGATGGAAGGTGGTAAACCTTATGAAGGTGGGATCATGGATTTTGAAACTGCAAGACAGATGTATGGTTTTGGTAAACTTGTTAAGAAAGTTACAAGATCAGTTAAGAAAATTGCAAAATCACCAATAGGTAAAGCTGCATTATTATATGCAGGTGGAGCTGGATTAGGGGCTTTAGGAACAGGTACATCATTTATGTCTAATTTAACAAGTCCAACTTCATTATTTCGTAATTTAGCAACAAGTGGAAAAGGATTTTTAACAGGTATTAGTGGTGGTGCTTTACAGTTTCCAGGAGCAGCTGTAGCTAGTAATGCCCCAGGTGCTTTTAAATTAGGAGAATTTTTAAGAACTCCAAAAGGTATTCTTACTGGAATCACAGCAGCATCAACAGTAGCAGGAGCATTAACAGCGGCACAAGAGCAAGAAGCACAATCACTAGCAGACAATACTGGTATAGATATAGAAGAAGCTAGAAATCAAATTTTAAAAGCTGCAGCTGGACAAGATGATTTTAGAGCAAGAGCATTTAAAGCAGATGGTGGTATTATGAGAGCTGGTTATCAAGAAGGATCTAAAGAACCAGTGGCTAAAAAGACTATGCCATTACTAGATATGAGTGGCAAAGAAATGGACCTTAGAGAAGATGGTGGATTTGTGCCAATAGGCAGAATGGAGAAGGCTGACGATGTACCTGCAAGATTATCTAAGAATGAGTTTGTATTTACAGCGGATGCTGTTAGAAACGCCGGTGATGGAAATGTA